GTATCAAAACTTTCTACTATAGTTTAATTGACAAAACTGGTAGTAAAGAAGAAGCCGAAGTTGATTTACCTAGTGCAATTATTGAAGAAGAGGATGATTGCGAGGCTTGTAAGCTATGAAACAACTATATGATTTACACGCAATAGAAAAAGGAGGCCTTCCATATTATAAGTGGAAGGCTGCTTATTTAACAAGACAGGCAGTAGATTATTTACGTACACAAATTGAAGTACTTCAAATTGCATTATGCTTACTGCTAGTATCATTAGGGATACTTAAAAAATGAAAGATAAAAAATTAGTAATTTCAATGAAGCATAATATGAAAGTTGAATTACCACTTAAACACGATAGTGAAACTAACGAATGGGTAATGCGTCTTCCTGAAGAAACATTAACTGACATAACTAAGTATCTTGAAAGTGCATGGTATGCATTAGACGAAAAAAGCACAATACGGATTGTATAAATATTAAACTATACAAGGAATAACAAAATGAGAGAACTAATTAACAAAATTGATTTATTAGAAAATGCCAGTGCAAATATGAATCCGGTGATGCAAAGCAATTATACATCAGTTGCACATTGGTTTGACGGTATTACGTCAGCGGAAGAGTTTGATGGTCCCGGAACAACAGATTTTGCACCCAAAACAATTATGTTAGCACTGATAGATCCATATACCGATGAAGGTAAAGTAACAATTGATGGTAAACATGCAGTATCTCTTTTAGAACCATATGTGCCAACAGCACATAAACATGCAGCAAGAAAAGCTGCTGAAAATAGTCCAGATCTTAAAGAAACCGGGTTTTACTATCAATATGCATATCGACTATTAAAATTTATGTCTCAAGACGATGTCGCACTTATACTGAATACGCAGTATGCTGATGTGCAGAAACAATCCACAAATGATGGTAGTTTGTTTAACACTTGTGCTGACCTCGAAGGAACATCTTTTGATTTAAATCCAGACTCTGGAGAAGTTACTATTGGTAACGACAATTGGATTAAAAAATGATGCGAGAGCTTATATACAAGTGACCTAATACAAATATTTTGAAGTAGAACCTGAGTCTATTTTTATTCAGGTTAAAGAAAACAAACAGGTAGAAAATGAGCAATGAACAATATAACTTAGCAGAACCTACTAACTACTTGTCTAGAAAATTGTTTCTAGACGGAACAGTTACCATACAAAGATTTGAAGAAGTACGGTATCCACGTATTCAAAAATTTGAAGCTACTGCAAGGGGATTCTTTTGGACTCCTGAAGAAATATCATTAAGCAAAGATGCTAACGATTTTAAAGATGCTAGTGATGCAGTTAAACATATTTTTACTAGCAACTTATTAAGACAAACTGCATTAGATAGTTTACAAGGACGTGGTCCTACACAAGTGTTTACACCTGTAGTGAGTGTGCCTGAAGCAGAACTACTAATGATTAACTGGGGATTCTATGAATCAAATATTCATAGCCGTAGTTATAGCCACATTATTCGTAATGTCTATAATATTCCTAAAGAAGTGTTTAACACTATCCATGATACTAAACCAATTGTTGATATGGCAAGTAGTGTTGGAAAATATTACAATAGATTGCATAAACTTAATTGTCAAAAAGAACTTGGAATTGAAGTTCTTGAAAGAGACCACATTAAAGCTATTTGGCTTGCACTTCATGCAAGTTATGCGTTAGAAGCATTTCGCTTTATGGTTTCATTTGCTACTAGTTTAGCAATGGTTGAAAACAGGCTGTTTATTGGTAACGGTAATATTATTGCATTAATCTTACAAGACGAGCTGTTACACAAAGAGTGGACTGCTTATATGATTAATTTAGTAATAAAAGATGACCCGCGTTTTGCCGAAATTAAAGCAGAGTGCGAAGAAATAGTGTATAATATGTACTTAGATGTTATACGTGAAGAAAAAGAATGGGCAGACTACTTGTTCCTTAAAGGCCCGGTAATTGGACTTAATGCTAACATCTTAAAAGAATTTGTTGACTACACTGCAGTTCACGCGTTAAAAGAAGTTGGGATTAAATATCGTGAACTGGCTCCTAAATCAACACCTATACCCTGGTTCAACAAGCACTCCGACCCTAGCAAAAAACAAACTGCATTACAAGAATCTGAAAGTGTAAATTATGTTGTGGGAGTAATGGATGGAGAAATTAACTATCTTGAGTTGCCTGATCTTTAATTAATGACCACCCTTTAACAGACATTTGACGGCGCTTACTGCTAAACAACGCATGAACATTAACTTTGCATAAATTATACTTAGTGTATAGTCCATTTTTAGTACAATATTCAATAGTGCCGTCAACATGTTGAAAACCGTGAATTGTAGTGTCACACATTCCGTTATTAGAACCTTTGCATTTACTTGGTCTACCTAACATTTTAGATCTTTGTTTTAGTTTTTGTTCTAATGTTCTAACTAGTCCGGCAGATCCTTCTCCACCATCTGTTAAATTACGAAGTATTCCAGTTCCGATATCTTTACGACCATACCATCGTATTAATCGTCGTTCAATTGCTAATGCACCAACGTTTGTTAAATTTTGTTCAACAAAAATAATACGAGATTTATCCGTTGGCACTGAAATTACTTTTTGTTTTGAATATGCTCGGTTTCCTTTACCCTTACCAATATAATAAGGTGTTCCGTCATTTCGTAGATATGCGTATACATAAAAGTGTAAATACATTACTGATGCCTCCCATGGCGTTAGAGTAGTTGGATATCCCCATATCGCGAACTACATTTTTATTTATCAATATTATTGACAGGATGCTAATAATATTGTATAATACAGTTTTTAACATTACGAGATAATATGGATAATAACGATTTAAACCTATGCGCATGTTTAGGACCACAAGGTACCGATCCTGTGTGTCCTTGCGCAATGCGTAGAGAAGGTAAAACATCTTCGTATCTACAGTGGACCAATGAAGACATAGAGGCTACGAAATATGCGCTCGGACAGATATTTAAAAAAAGTTCGGACGAGTAGAAGTGCAGGTGCTAATCAAGCAATTGCACTAACTAGTCGAACAAAAGTAAAAGCACTAATGGCCAGTATAGCAAAAATAGATTGGTCAACCCCGTACAAGGATTTTATAAAATGACAGCGATCATATGGTCGAAAGACAGTTGCCCGTACTGCGTGCAAGCAAAGAACTTATTGCAAATGAGAAACATTAACTTTGAAGAAAGAAATATTTCAAATGGTGGTTGGACTAAAGAACAACTATTAGAAGATGTACCAACAGCAAGAACATTACCACAGATTAAAATCGATGGCAATTATATCGGTGGATTTTCAGAATTACAACAATACATAAAGGCAAATCATGATTATAGATAAAGGCGTATCATCAGGCGACGTAGTTACACTTAAACTCACTTCAGGTGAAGAGATTATTGCTAACTTAGTTGAAGAAACTGACAAATACATTAAAGTTTCAAAACCACGCGTATTAGCAGCAGCACAGGGCGGAATTGGAATGGCTCCGTATTTGTTTACAGTTGATCCAGATAAAACAATTAAAATTGCTGCCGCCACAGTAGTAGTATTAGAACCTACTGAAAAAGAATCAGCTAAATCATATACAGAAGCAACTTCTAGTCTTATTGTGTTATAAATACAATATATGAGCTCACTAACACCATTAACTTTTGATTTTTCATACGACGAAATTGCATTTACAAGAAGTGCTTCTTGCGGACCAAACGAAGTAGTTACATCTGCTACTACTTCATTTCCAAACTCAGGAGTTAATGTTACGTGGTCAGGTGGTACGTTTACAGTAGCAGGAACGTTTCGAAAAGTTTTTCCAGAATCTACTTGGACATATATTCCAAAATATGATATTGAGAAAGATCCAGTTCCTGAACCAGTTACAGTAACAACTCAATCTATCGATTCTACTATATCTGCAGTACCGGCTGAAATATACGAGTTTATTAGTGGAACCCATAATACTAGAATAGAGCAACCAATAACATATACTGTTAATACTCGTGAAACGTTAACTGGATATAATACTGAATACGGAACAGATGCAGACGGTGGATCATATTCATATCAAGTGCCTTATACATATTACGAAAATCATACGTATACAATTAGTCACAAAGTATGTAATAATTGGGATATATTTAAAAATCAATTAATTGAACTAATTTCAAGAGGATCAAAATAATGCCAGGTGTAACAAGATTAGGTGATAAATGTTCAGGTCACGGTGGTTGGCCAGCTCGTGTAAACGATAGTGCTAGTCCAGATGTGTTTGTAAACAATATAGCAGTACATCGTAAAGGTGATCATTGGGTAGTACACTGCGATCCAACACCGTCGTGTCACGATTCAACGTTAGCATCCGGTAGTAGTAAAGTGTTTATTAACAATAAAGATTGTGGAAGAATTGGCGATCCGGTTGCGTGTGGATCAGTTGTTGCACAAGGTAGTAATAACGTTTTTGCAGGATAATAAAAAAGGGCTTGTTAGCCCTTTTTTTATGATTACAAATAATAATATAGTGATTCGTTTATTGGAATATTACGTTTCTGTAATTCAGCAGCTAACACTTGCAATTGGTTATCACCTGCTCTAGCAATTATCTGTCTAAGTTCGTGTGCAACCTTTGGATCTTGAGCTGCAAGTATGTCTCGAATAAGACCCTGTGCTTGTTGTTGATGCTGACCTCTGTTATCTTCCGGTTTAGGTTCAGGCTTTTTAACTAAATCACTATTTCTGTGATAGTCTTTCTTATGCGAAGTAACATACGCATCACCTTGTTTTTTCAATTTAATACCACGTGACATATCTTTAGTATAGTTAGATGCATTGGCTTTCTTAGATTCCCATTGGCTAATATAACGAGCCAATGTAGTTCCTGCATTTTGCAAATTCATATCTTCAATTTGCTTACCAATTTGCACCATAATACGTGGTAGCTTCTCATCAATTGCATCCATTAATTTACCATATGTTTGCTTTTCTTTTTGGCGAACTTCTGGATTCATGTTTACTGGTAAATTTGCTAACTCTTGCAATCCATCAATACGTTTAAATTGCGGTACTTGAGCTAACGTCTCAAGAGGTGATTTTAATCCAACTACTGCTTTTTCTGACCCACGACCTAAACCGCGTGTACTAACTGACATGTAGTTATCAGTAAACCATTTTGATCTAACTGATGCTAATCTAAGAGTAGCCGTAGCAATGTATTTTTCAACCTCTGCTACTTCCATCTCATTTGACGGATCTTCAACATTTAAATCATATCCTGCTAAAATGGCAGGTAACTCTACATTGTATAGTGTAGAAAGACTTCTTGCTTTTCTAATCAATTCATCTGTAAGATCCGAAGCATTTCTAGCTTCCATTAATTCTTGTATTCTCATGGATAATCCTTTTTGTAATAATATAGTGTATTTAGTAGTTTTTACTTGACATTTAACTATAATACTGTATAATGTGTTAATAGTACACTTTATCTATGCAAAAATCCACATTTTAAACGGAATTTTGTATTTCTGTACTATATATTATATGTTTCGAGAGAAACTGAGATAGTTGGATTGGGCAGTTGACAA